AAAGCTAAAACTAAATGATTACTTAGCTAATGCTCCTAAGAACTATTATTGCGAAGGTAAGTATACAGATAAAAATGGTAAGAGTAAGCTTGTTGATGCTTTGGTTAAAGCACATACAGCAGATCTTGCCAGACAAAAGTTTATCAAGTACTTCAACAAAGATGAAGGTACAACAATTGTGACATCCTGTATTCGTAAGCCAGGATACATAGAAAAACAAGGAGGGATACTATGAGTTACGATCCAGCTAACTTTCAAAAAGAAGAAAAGAATATCAAGTTTTCAAAAGAAACTTCATTGGATGAAGGATCTGCTGAGAAAGCATATAACTTTATGGCTAACAATCTTGACACTCTTGCTGAGTATGAAGAAGCAGCTGATCTTTTAGATAATTACACTAAGCATCTTGTAGATAATTTAGCTAGTATGACTGAGGGTAGTGAAGCTGCTAAGAAAAGAACAGCTCATGCAGATACTGCATACAGAGTACATATTGAGAATCTAGCATTTGCTAAAGCAAGGTTTTCAAAGATGCGTAGATTGTATGATTTAGCAAAGATAAGAATTGAAATGTGGAGAACTAAAGAAGCTTCTTCACGAATATAATATTCCAGCGATCAATGGATAGAGAGAGGCATATGAATGCCTAGACTATAGTAAAGGAATAAGCACGCAAGGCTGACCAGCTTATGTCTCTCTCGTAAAATATTTGGTATCAGACTAAAACACACCTACTAGTATTAGTATCACCCAGAGATGCCTGACTAAGTTATGTCCTGGTGGTGTTAAAGAGAAAATAGCCAAAAGAGAACCATGTAAATCCGAATGCATATTATGAGTTAACTAGGTATTGGTTCTCGCTAAAATATTCCTCATGGGATAGGGAGAATAGCTTATTCTTAGGCATTAATTTAGACCTAGGTTGTCAGTCCTAATGAAAGTTGTTCTCCTGGCTAGTCTAAGATTTTGATGATTCGTTTACGATCACCCATGTCGATTTCAACTTCTGCTTTGACTTGTTGGCAGGACATAGATATACCTTCCTGACCCTCACCGATTTGTCTTGTAACAATGCGTTTCTGTTCAAGGCAGTCAGCCATACCGCTTGTAGGGACATATTCTATAACCTTTCCATTCTGTATCATTAATATTGCAAATACTACTTCAATCATGATATCCGTTTCTTTCCTCTAAATCTATTATTCTTTCTTCATGAAACTGTATAGTCATATCATTCTTTTTAATGTTAGGTACTTCAGCTTCTACTTTTTCTTTTAATTTATCTTGCTCCTTAGAGAGGAACTCCAATAACATAAACTGCTCTTGATCTATAGGCTTTTGTGTGGATGCCTCAAGCAAGTCTTGCTGCATTAGCTGCAATTCAGTTTCTATAATATTAAGTCGTTCAATGACTCCAAACCCGAACCAAGCACCCACAATACAAGCACCAATAATACTGATAAGATTACGCATTGGCATTGCGATAGATGTGTTTTCACTTATTTTCATACTTCCTCTAGTTGTCTATTCTCACAGTAGAATGCCCAAGTCTTTAAACCTTTACCTTCTTTTGCTCCATGATCTTCTGCTAGTTTAGTTACTAGTTCTGTTTTATTCCAAAATACATAGTCCAAACATTCTATCTTTGTATTAAATTCTTTTAATTTATACTCAGAATAGTGTGGACCATTTAAACCATCATACCACAGCATAACTGTTATGACCCAAATCATTTTTTACCAAAGAACTTAGTTGCTCCACGGATTCCAAATGAGGCGCTTACGATCACTCCCAAGGTGTATTTGTACCAGTCAGGGGTCATAGCAAGAGCTGCAAAACCTCTTTCAACATACTCTACAGTAAACGGTAAAAAACAGAGCAACAGGGGTATTGAAAACAGAATGGTTAAATATTCGTCTTTCCAAGAGTCTCTGCTACCTTTGATAGCTTCAACATCCCAGTCTATTTCACCTGCAATTTGTTTCTTTTTTATCTCTGTTTCTGCTTTTATAGCAGTTAGCTTTTGTTCTGCCTTGGCTTTACGAGTTTCAACATACCCACCAATAGCATCACTAGCCACTCCTAAGAGAGGCTTGATTAACATTTGTAACATTTATATATTCCTTATGATTGTAGATAGTTCTATTGCTCTAGCAGGTGTCTGTTGATGCCACCGAGAATCAATCATCTCATCAGCAGCAGTCTTAAAATCACCCTCATCTAGTGCTTTTAATGTTTTTTTAAATTTAGATACCCTAGGGTAGCCCATTTGAAAGAGCATTTCGATCAAAACGCCCTGAATTTGCTCTATATCACCTTGATCTAAGCCTTGGGTATACAAATTGGGTATATGTTTCTCTATGAGCTGTTTTGCAGCCTTAAAAGCGATTTCAAAGTCTTTATCAAATATCTCACTTAAATGATCCACAGAGTACTTAACACCCATCTGAATGTTATCCTCTGGCAAGATCATATGTCCCCAACCTATAGTAGGTATACCAAGACTATCATTGTAGGCTTCATCTCTAAAACCCTCGTGGGCTTTTATTCTTTGTTTAATCTGCTCCAAAATACATATCCTTTAAAAGTTCATCAGCTATTAGACCATCAATAGTTGTAGGTTCACCAGTAGTTCTTCTAGGTACTTGACCAGCAATAGATTGTAGTGCTTCTACAGGGTCTTTAAATAGTTGTAGTTCTTTAGTCATATACATACCAATCCTATGCATTAGGTCTGGGTATGTAGTTCCATATTTAGATTTACTCCAAATCATTATGACTCTAGGCAAATCATTTTCATACTCTACTTGCACATAGTGCATTTGATTGTTGAGTTCTAAATTCTTTGTTATGCCTGGTCGTCTGTTATTTTGTGGTTGGTACATATATATATCATGATTTTGTTGATTCGTTTTCAATGAGGATGTCAATGTAGTGCCTTGCCTTTCTTAAATCTTCTATACCATTTTTTGTTTTCCACCTTGTAATATATTTTATTACACAAGCCTCACAATGTGGTATGTCATTTGCGAGTATAAATTCTATCGGCTGTATCACTAAGTCTTTATAGTGATTGCCACCCTCTTGTTTCTTTGTAGTTTCCACTATGGAACTACTTTATTCCAACTTCCTCCTTTTGACAAGACCATAGGTAATAATTTTGGTTGTGAGTTTATAATGATTCCACAGCCAATAATAGGTCTATCCTTAAATACTTTATCATATGCAAATGCCATAGAGTCTTTGTCTATGAGACACCCTACTTGCATCGCCCATAATAATGATTCTGGGTTGCCCCAATATGATATACCATACTTTGTATGATAGTGTCCCTGGACATAGCAGGTTCCCTGCTTCTGCCCCACAGATAAAATATTAGCAGACTTGCCATGATGAAAATGTACTTTGTTACCATCAGGTAGTTTTATAGTAAGTTCATTATGCCACTTCCATCCCTTACCAACTTGAAGTACTTCATTGTATCCTCGCATATATGCCATAGGTATACCTGCTTTGAAGGACCTTCTATACGCAAGACTGCCATGATTAGAATGTAGTATATCTACATTACTCCATAATTTTTCAATTTCATGAATTACTTTTCTAGCTTCTACTAGTTCGTCACCAGCGGATGGTAAGTCAGGGTCTTGCCCATGCATATTTAATCCGTGTTTATCACATTCATCGCCGATATGTACAATTCTATCAGGGTTGTACTTTTTCTTAATACCTTTTAAAAAAGGAATCAGGTCAGGATGATGATAAGGTGCGTGAGTATCTGAAATTATCAGTATCCGTTTGTTCATATTAAGCTTCTAACAATTAAATAACACATTTGCAAGAATACGGTTGTTCCAATAAACCATATAAATGTTTTTAATTGTCGAATATCTTTCTCCACATGATATAAATGATTATCTTTTAATGTATCAATTTTTTGATGTATTAACTTAATATCACCTTCAATACGAATAATTGCTTCTTTATTACTTTGCTCCATTAAGCTGTCCTTTTCCACATATAGACAGTAATAAATGGAGGCATATTATCGTGTGAACCTCCACCACCAGTATTAGACGTAGGTGATTGGTTGGCTTGTCCACTTACACCAAAGAAGTTATAGTCATTATTACCTGCTCCACCATTTGAATTACTTGTAACAGTTAAAGCTCCATTAGCTTGAACAGTATTAGGAAAACCATTACCACTACTTGATGTAAAGTGAGAGTGACTAGGTATTTGTGATGTTGTTAATGTGATTGTTTCAGATCCACCAGTTTCTTCTGCACTATCCCATCTTGAATTAGAACTGTGTTGACTAATTAACATTCTTCCTTCACCAAATCTAGCCCAAGTACCAAATCCTAATAATGTGTTTGGGTTAGTTGAACTAGTAGCATTCATATATATAGATCCAACAGGGTAAGCATTTTGTACTATATTTGTTCCACCTGCTGTAATAGATCCAGTAATAGAGAGATCTCCAGTTACCGTAGCACCAGCAGCAGTTGTTTCAAATTTTTTAGAATTACTATGAAAAAGATTAACTGCACCATTTTCAATGCAAGTAATCATATCATCGTTATCTGTATTAGATTTTATTCTAACTTCTGTGCCTCTTAACATAAGGTCACCAGTACCAGTATCTTGAACATACGAATGATTACCATCGTGATAAATTTGTAGATCTTGAGAGTCGCCAAACCTTAGTTTAGCATCATCATCCATATCTATATTTGCAGAACCACCAGCATTAGGTAGTCCTAGTTCAACTTTAGTTATGGCAGCTCCTGTAATATTAGCTCCAGCTAAATTAACTGTAAGTGTTGGACTTGAGTAAGCTGTAGATTCTATTGTTCCTGTAGTAGTACCATTAGAGTGAGTTACTTTAACTTTTCTACCAACTTGATAATAATCAACTCTTAAATCATTAGCAGTATTAATAGTAAATGTATCAGCGTCTATTTTAGTTACTGTATATTCTCCATCAGTATCACCTAGTTCTACATATCCAGCTGCAATGTCATTTACAGCAGCTCTGATGTTAGCAAGTGTTTCTCTAGCTGCGTTATTGACATCACTAGGAGCCATACCTTCTGACCAGTTTGTAGACTGTACAGATGTATTGCTTGATGCTGTAGTACTATATTTTCCTACGCCTGTTCCTGCCATATTATATCCTCCTTAAAATAAGACTTTCATTGGGTCTGTTGTTAGACCTCTAGTATTAAACGATGATGTTCTTGGTGCTTTATATTTAGGATGCCCAAGTTGTCCTAATGTAAAATTAACAGCATCACTATATGTAAGACCATCTTCCATATAAGATTCAACCGCCTGATTCATCCATATTGGTAAAAATTTCTTACCTGCTTGTCCTCCAAAAGCTAATGCTTTTTCAATAGAGTTCATATCTTTTTTAGTAATTTGAGGACTCCACCCAGTAGTTAAATATTTTTTATTAGTAGCTATTTCTGCTGCTGTTTTAGGCAATGATCCTACCTTCTTAATAAAAGTTTTTTGTGGATCAGTTATCCAATGAAAAGGTTCCATGTATTGTTTACTAAATGTAAGAACCTCACCATTCCCTAGATCAATTCGAGTAGGGTCTTTGTTTTCTAATATTGATTTACCAGTAAATGCATAATTCATTGCATTAGCTAGTACTGCATATAGTATTGCACCATTAATCAAATAAGACATATACAAATTTCTTGTTCTTGTATTTGCATTAAAAGGTTTTTGACTTTTTGCCAATATATTTATATTTGATATAGTCCAATCTGGTGCAAACAAAGCTAATTGTAAATATGGTCTAGAACCTGGTTTTAAAGTTTCTTGTGCCATAGCTCTAATTGTTGGATTTACAACATCATTAGCAGCTCTCATCATAGATTGTCCACCAAATGCATCATTTGCAAATGCTGCTGCATCTCTAGCCAATAGTTTAATAGGTGTTTTAGGGTTATCTTTAATTAATTGATTAAGTTTTGCTATATACACAGTAAGTTTACCGCTTGTAAAAGCTCTTTCCCATGTAATTTTATCAAACCATCTAAATACTTTTCTCAAAGGTCTTACTCCAAGATCATTCAGTACTTTGCCAAAGAGTGGTGCTTTTTGTACCATCTTTTCAATAGACATAAAAGTTGCATAAAAAGAATCATGACCAACATCAGCTGGTTTAGAAAGTTTTAAGCCATTCTTAATACCAAGATCAATAACATCTTTAGCTCCTGTTTGACCTAAACGAGTAACTGTATCAACGTAGTTATTTTCCAACCAAGATATAAATGAAGGATCATCTGGATTTTCTTGCCACTTGATCATTTTGTTTTTTCTACCTCTTACAGTATCTACAAATACATCTTTAGTGTTTTTCCAGTTAACATAGTTTTTGCCTGGCTGCATTAAAAATACAAATATCTGACTTTCTGCAAGTGAAGCTGCATGAAAAAATGATCCCCCTACTGCTAATCTTTTCATAAAGAAATTTAAATTAGTAGCAGCTCTCATTACTTTGCCAGGATCATTAGCAGCCATAAACATTTCTAAATATGGTTGTACTGATTTATGTATGTATGCTGGTTCTTCTGATTGCAATACTTTATAAGCTTTGCCATCAGGTCCAATTCGATCAACATATTTTCTTGTAGATAATATTGGATTTGTACTTCTTACATAATCACCTAAAAACTGCATTGGCACTTCTGATAATGACTTTACAATACCAGGTGTACCTGTAGCAGGTAATGCTATTGTTTTTAATTTTTTAATTAAATCTCTTTCAATAACTGCTTTTCCAACTGATATTTGATATCTAGTAATAATG